TTCAGAGCCTTTAATTTCTTCTCTGCTTGCGCCGGTGACACTAACTTACTGTCATAGATGTCGTCATTTGTCAGACCAAGAGCCAAAAGCGATTCGACTGCTTGCGCCTCATTAGTCCATTTTCTTGTCCCACGCTTTGCAACAAGTTTGTAGTTTGGGACGGGTTTACCCGCTTCAAGCATTTGAAACGCTAATGCTCTCAAATCGGTAATCCATTGTTCCAGAATCTCAGCTTGTTGTAAATAGTTTGCAATAGATTCTGCATCAATATTATCTAGCGTTGCTTTCAGCGCTCTATCTACCTCACCTGTCATAAGCGGACAAGTTGGTTTAGCCGCGCACCACTTGCAGTGTTTGCCGCTGGCTAACGGTGCGACAGGTGTTTCAGACAAATCGATAGCTTTCTTAAGCGTTTTCTCAAACTCACGAATGCGTTTAGCGGTGGTTTTCCAGCGCTTAACAGACGGGGGTTGAACAATCACAAGCTCAAGAGATGCCGCGCCGTCAAACACCCATTCTAGCCCTTTTGTACGCATAGCGGCGGCGGCGTAGAACATGAGCTGCTCGTTTTCTTCCACTTCCACGCTAACGCCACTGCCAAACTTCCAATCTAATATGACAGCGCGGTCTCCAAGTCTACCGATAAGGTCAACGCTACCAAACACCTCCGGCAAGAAGTCACCATAGCTAACGTTAGCTTCAACAGTAAACTCCATGCTCTTAGTTGGGTCAATTTCATCAAGCGCCGCCAGCGCCGGTTCAATCTTTTCTTTTGCCAACTCAGTCGTCATATCGATACCCGCATACGACAAACTGTAAATGTTAAAGTTATCTTCGGTCAGTAGCTTCTCCATTGCTAAATGGCAAAGCGTCCCTTCATCGGCATACGATGATGATGGTTTAGGGGGCATTTGTTGCACCAGCTTAACACTGGCAGGACACTTGATAACTCGTTTGGCGGTGCTACCGCCAGCAATACTTGAATGGCTCATTTTAATTTCCTCTAGTTTAGTGAGATTGCAGTATATCAAAAAAAGTTTGCAAAGAAAAGTTTGCAATGATAAACTTTAGCCATGTTAGAAAAAGACATCGAAAAATATTTAATAAAAGTCGTCAAAGAAATGGACGGCAAATCGTATAAGTTCACCTCCCCTGCTTGTCGGGGAGTGGCAGATAGAATCGTGTGCCTACCTAATGGCAGTACATGGTTTATTGAGCTTAAAACCGCAGGTGGCAAGCTGTCAGCACTGCAAAAAGTCTTTGCGTCAGACATGGGCAAACTTAATCAAAAGTACGCTTGTTTATGGAGCAAAGAAGACATTAACAACTGGAGAGAGAGCAATGATTGAATTTTTACAATACCTTGATGAATCAAATCTAGCATACCTTATTATGCTGTTTTGCTTCTTAGTTATGACGCGTTTGCACCTCAATGCGCTAACTGAAATTACACGCTTACGCAAAATCATGAAGCAGGTGATGAGATGAGCGCATCTTTAGTTTTAACATTATCGTTCCTAACGGTCGATACCAATATCGATAAACGCGGCAGAACAACATCTCACGAAACCATAGCCTACACTACAAGTGTAATCCCCTATGACAGCATGACGGCTTGCAACAATGCTAAGGAAGAATGGCAGTTTGCGATAGGGGCTTATCAGATGTCAAAGCGTCCGACAAGAATCATCACTGCTGTCTGTAATGACTCAGCTACGGGGGCGGTGCAATGAAAGACATTAAAGTGTATATAGAACAAGTCCCAGATTATTTTGTATCTGAATTAAGCATTACAATTAATTGTAAAAAATCAGAACGCCCCGAAGCTGACGCAATCATAGATTACTTGCGCAGCATGGTTAATATCACATTAAAAGGGCTGAGCGATGAGTGATTATAGACTAAGCGTAATTGAAGAAGTCAATCGTGACATTATTAAAGCGGTAAAGTTATTAACAAATTTAGACAACAATTTTTACCACTTAGATGGCATGACTCAATATTTTCAAATCGCAAACTCGTGCCGTCAGATACTCGAAACCGTATCAGAAGAACTTGTGCAAACTGTGGTTAGAGAGGATAAAAAAAATGACACTTAAAGAATATTGCATGACACTTAAAGAATATTGCGCGGCACATAAATGTTCTCGCTCTTGTATGGACTATCACCTTGCAAAAATGGGGATATATCCTGCCGGCAGCACGCGTGTGAGTGAAGCGGGGGCGCCGTCGTTCTTGTGGCGCGCTAAAGACTTAGACAAAGCCAAAGCACGGCTAGGCATTAGAGGGAACGGAAGATGAAAGATGAACTACTTTGGATTGCAGTCGGCGCGTTTTTGATTGGCGCTATTGCATCAACGTTGACAATTTACGCCACGCATAGACATTATTACGAAATCACCAAAACAACTATTGGTGAGTTTATCATTCACGACGGGCGCATCTATTCAGTATATGAGATGGAACGCAACGTTCGTGGGGAGATGGTGACGCGATGATTCACTATCACGGCACACCGATTGGCGGAACACGTCAAGACGTAGCGCGTTTTTTAGTTGGTCGCCACGCTTTAATCCCGTTTGGAAGACAAGATGACACTGGCGCGGTGCTAGAGTTTTGCCAATCTTTTGTGCTAGATAATGGCGCGTTTAGCCATTGGAAAAAAGGCCACGGCGCAATTAATTTTGATGCTTATTTAGCATGGGCGCAATCGCTATGCCGCCATCCATCTTTTGACTGGGCGTTAATACCTGACATAATTGACGGCACAGAAGCTGACAATCAGGATTGGGTGATGAAATGGTTACGCAGTGGAACAAAAACAAAAGGTGTCCCAGTTTGGCATTTACACGAATCGTTTGAATATCTTGAATGGCTTGTTGAAAACTTTGAAATTATTGCACTTGGTAGTAGTGGGGATTATGCAACACCGAATACTAAAAAATGGTGGGGTAGAATGTCAGACGTAATGAATGTTGTTACTGATGATAAGGGAATGCCTAAATGTAAATTACACGGTTTGCGTATGCTTAACCCTAAAGTGTTTACTAAACTGCCATTGTCATCAGCAGATTCAACTAATGCCGCAGTAAATTGTGGGTCACTTGATAGATTCGGAATTTATAAACCCGCTACAGCAGCTCAGAGAGCAGCGGTAATTGCAGACAGAATTGAGCAACATAATTCCGCGCCATTTTGGATAGAAAATTTAGAGGGTACAGAATGACCAAAGACGAATGCTTTAAACGCCTAGAAATGGCGCAGAAAAACAAGAAGGAACTGAAAAAGATTAAACTTCAGATTCTCAAGGAGATTGAACAACTTAAATTAATGCTTCGCGCATTGGAGGAAGGATAATGCAAATAGACGACATTGCAGCGCTTACTTTTTTTGTTCTATTGTTAGTGCTAACAGGGCTATGGGTATGTCATTATTGATTACGCCAGTACAGCCCGCAGCACCTGCGCCAACAGCGGTAGACTGTAAGCATGACTACTGGCGTATATATAATAGCCTTGGTTACCGCGAGTGCGACCGCTGCAAAGTTCAAAGACCCATTTTTAACGACATACGGCACCAACGATGAGCATTTCACAAATATTTATAGGGTTGTCACCCTTCTTAAAAGACAGATTTATAAGCGAGGTGTTTACGCTCGGACTTATTAACGAGCTACACGAGCAACGCTTTCGTGCTAGATGCCGGCGCTTGATACGTCAGCATAACGGTGAAACGCGCAAGCTATACAAAGCGCTAAACAACTTAACAATGGATGACAGGCTACAATTTTTTGACGTGGTGAGCGGACATGAATGACAAAGATTTGGATATAGTAAGAGAGGCGGTAAAGTACAACAGCACAACAGGTCACTTTTACAAAGGCGGCGCGACAACGCCCGCTGCGCTTAACTGGAAAAACAAGAATGCAACGATTAACGTTAAGAAAAGTGGGCTACACACCAACTTTTTAGCGTGGAAAGTTGCCGTGTTGTTAGCCTACGGCTACTACCCTGCGCATACCGACGCGGTAGAGTATTTAGATACCGACCCAACTAATCTGAGCATCAGCAACATTAAAGTCATTAAGGCGTCCGAAGACGAAATGACCATGATTGACTTCTGTGACGATAACGATTTGCGCTACCCTAGCGTGTCAGCGCTTATGCGCGGAGAACCGTTCACTCGCAGAATGGAGAACGGGTACTCAAGAGCGTATTTTAGTAAAAGTTTACTTGAAGCCAATTGCGCTAAATTGCTTGCTAAAAGCTCCCGCGATGAAGAAATTAGAGCTAAACCTAAACGTCCAATGGGCAGACGTCGTAATCAGCATTTTATGGAGTTTCTAAGAACGCACTATTTAGTGCCTAAACGTTGGGAGATGACGCTATGTTAAAAGGTGACAGTGTACATGAGAGCGATAGTGTAAACGCGCCAGCACATTATCAAGGCGACAAGATGCAGTGCATTGACGCGATGCAGGCAATGCTTACGCAAGATGAATTTCGTGGGTATCTGCGCGGGAATGTTTTTAAGTATCAATGGCGTTTTAGAGAAAAAGGCGGTGTTGAAGATTTACGTAAAGCAAGATGGTATTTAGACAGACTAATCAAATTGGAGAATTTCTAATGTATGCGTTTAAAAGTGGACCTATTGACCAAGACCGAGCCATCAAAGCGCTACGCGGCGAAGATATGGAAAACTACATGAATTTGCTTAAGTGGCTAGATTCTGTACCGTTTATCCCCCTGAAGGTTAGCGACTTTGTGCTACCTTGGCGGGATAGATGAAGCCAAAGCTCAAAACAATGAATGGGGTATGGGTATGCTATACCCCTTGCTGCACTATACCCGCTACGGCAAATAAACCTGACACCGCGTATCTAAAATGGAAATTTATCAATGCTAAGACCCAATCAGATAGAAGCTGTTGCCTTTTTGAGCCAAATAGACAAGGGGATGATTCTTGCCCCAGTGGGGGCAGGCAAAACAGCGATAACGCTAACCGCCATGCAGCAGGCGCTCGACACGGGCAGAGTACGCCGGTTCTTAGTGATAGCGCCAAAGCGTGTCTGCACGGATGTGTGGACGATAGAGCCCGCGAAGTGGGCGCCAAATCTGACAGTATCTATCGCCGTTGGCTCGTTAGCGCAAAGATTGACAGCCTTCGACGCGTCATCACAGGTAGTTGTGACTAATTACGATACGCTGCAAACGCTACCGCCATTGCCTGACTTTGACGGCGTGGTGTTTGATGAGTTGACGGTACTAAAGAATCCCTCAGGTAAACGTTTTAAAGCGTTGTTTGCCCGCATTAAGGATTTTAAAGTTAAATGGGGGCTTACTGGTTCATTCACTAGTAACGGACTTGAAGACGTGTTTGGGCAGTGCAAGATAGTAGACGCATCACTTCTTGGAAAATCCAAGACAGCGTTTCTTCAAAAGTATTTCGTACTGCTCAATAAAGATTTTGGCGAGTGGGTAGCCAAGTCCACTTCACTGCGTGACGTAATGGCGGAAATTAAACCTGCAACGTATCTTATCGACACGCAAGAGTATATGGATACTTTGCCTCCGCTTAACGTTGTGCCAGTCAAATGCGCAATGGATATGAAGCAGTACAAAGAGATGAAAAAAGACTTTGTAGTGTATTACGAAGAAAAAGAAATCATAGCGGTTAACGCCGCTGTGGTAGTAAACAAGCTGCAACAAATGGCCAGCGGGTTTTCGTATATTGAAGGGCAACCCGCCGCATGGTTTTCGCGCCACAAGTTTGACCGGCTTGATGAAATACTGGCAGAAAACCAACACGCCAATACAATTATCGTGTACAACTTTCAGGCAGAGCTTGAAGAGCTTAAGCGCAGATACCCTAACGCGCAAACAATCGATAAGCAAGGCGTTATCTCGTCATGGAACGCAGGGCGGGTAGAATTGCTACTCGTCCACCCTAAGTCAGCAGGGCATGGGCTTAACCTTCAATTTGGCGGCAGTAAAATGGTGTTCCTGTCGCTTCCTTGGTCACTTGATAGATATGAGCAGACCATTGGACGATTGCACCGTAGTGGACAAAAGAACGCCGTATATTGCTATGTACTGCTAACAGACAAAACCGTAGAC